TTATTCGAATAAATCCAGATTCTGGTCTAAATTGAATTTAAGCTTTTCTTCACCATTTACGATATGACGGATCGTTCTGATTGTCACGCCAAATTTGCGGGCGATTTTAGAGCGGCTTTCTTTTTTTGCTGCCATTTCACGAATAGTTCTATTACGCATTGCAATTGTGATTGTAGTTGCCATAGGTACTTCTATTGAATTGTTCCCTAAGTGCTCTGAGAGCAACTGTAGCTTAGAATAACCAATGATCTGTGATAGCTCGTGATGAATGCCTAAAGCATGTTTATGGGGTACAAAAACTAGTATGCCGCCATAGCTCTCAATAAGACTCAAAGCTGGTTTTATGCCAATAAGCTTCGCCACAAATGCAAAGTTTTTAGGCATAAGTGCAATGAGTTCTTCATCTGAAAATAATTGTTGTGCGTCGGTAATGTGAGGACGATAAACCATAATTGCTCCCGCTGTTATCCCATGTTAAGATTTAGCAGTCTTATGATTCATCTCCTTAATCTTGCTCTGGTTAAGTTGATAAAGAACCTCAGTGTTGGCGCACTGGGGTTTTTACTTTCTTATTGTTCTGTTCTTTCAATGCCGCAACGTTTGCACCACTGACGTAAATGATTAATGATCATGTCTGCGTGATGACTGCTCAAAAACTGCAATGCGCTCACACCAACTTTGTTCTCTACAAATTTTGCTAAAGCTTTTTCATCTTTATTTCTAACTTGACCAGCTGCATGTAGCTGCAACCATAAATGACGAATTAATTTACTTTGTGGGTCACTCGCTAAGTTTTTAACTTCAGATTTTGGTTTTGAGTCGACGACAAAGCCGAGCTGCTTCATACGATCCAGCACAGCTTCAAGCTGTGCTGGATTCAAATCTTTTGAACTGGTTTTACCAGTAGTGCTAATAAGAATGTCTCGATAAAGCTCATCATCCAAACCAAGTTTTGTTTTGCCCACATGGATTAGCTTGATCAGATTGGCTTTTTTATTGAATTTCATCTCTTGCACCTTTCTCTGCTTCAATTATTGCTTCAGGTGTAGATTTATTCTGTGAGTGATCAACTATTTGATTGCACAAGTAAGTTTTTTTACCAACATAAAAACCACCAAGACGCTCACATTCTTCAGCAATTTTGTTTTCTGTATATGACTTACAAATAAGCCACCCAATAATTAACCCAAAAATGAAGTAACCCATTTCACACCACACCTTGGAATGCTTTAAACAATCCAATAATTGCTAGAAAAGCCAATGTGATTGATGCACCAGCTTTAAATTTATATGACCGTTTTTCAAAAACAGTTAGACCAGTATTATTTTTGGCGGTCCACGCCAATTTAGCTTCCTTAAAACATGAACCTAAGCCCATTAGAAAGACCGCAAAGTAAGCCAGTACATTTGCCCAATTCAGCAATTCATTCATGTAGGTGCTCCCAACTTTTCAAATTGTTTGCCACCATTCATTGCTTGATTAAGCTTTGCTGATTTCCCAGATTGTTTACCCGCATGATAATCATTAGCTGCTCTATCATTGAAAGCTTTGCCTTTATTGCGGTCTTTAGGCGTAAATGAACCAAGCTTTCCATGAGCTTTATCCATATGTTTTTTAATGCGTTCATTGGTATTTGCTGGAACTTCAATATCTAAATCAGTTATTAAATGCTTAACTGAATCCACCCAACCTTCACAAAATAAATCCGCACGACGCACCTTGTTTTTTTTAACCGTCACACGTTTTAAACTGTTTTCAATAAAGCTTTTTCTTGAACGAATCACTTGGCGATATAAGACATCAAAAGTATAAGAAGCAACTTCTGGTGCTGGATCGACACCAATAAATGTCCATGAAGCTTTAATGCCCCAAGTTCTACTGCCAGAACTAAAAATAGGTTTGCACTGCATAGCTCTAGCAATTGTCATAACTAAACTAGCTTCCCAAGCTTGCGGTATTTTTGTTGCTTTACTTTCGCAACTAGCCTCAACGATATCGAGCAGATCAGGATCAATCTGAAATTCGCGCATTAAAGACTGCGCTTGACGTAGTGCAATTGCTGCTTCGTTTTCATTGGCTGATTTAGCCAATGCTAAACATTTTTTGATTTTTAGAATTGCTTCTTCGCGGGTCATACTCATTATGTTGTCTCCTTAATACTTTCAACCACTTCAGGGGGTAACTTTTCTAAATCTTCAATTCTGATCATTATGTTCTCGCTGCTCATCAGTACTGGATCACGACATCCAGCAGACACAGGCACGAATGCCTGTGTTTCGCTTATGCTTGAAGTGTGTTCAGAGCTATATCAATCGCACGTTGTTGAACTGTATGCCGTGAAATTCTCTGACCAGCCTCATTCAAAACGTGATACTCGAACCATCCGCAAATATTGAATTTACGGACAACACTTAAACCGTGCTTTTCAAGCATGTCTAAGCCCTTAATTTTTGTTGCCATTGATTGAATCCTTTAAACAACAGTTGGTTGAGCTACTGCACGCATCAGAGCCATGATTCCAGTTTGAATATCAGTCTTGCCGATTGCAGCCCAATGCAATGGTTCTGCTTGTTTGAAGCGGTTCCACTCTTGATACTCAGCACTTGCAAAATCATTAGGAGCAAGTTGTGAACGAGTTGCAGCTGCTTGCTTTACTTCAGAATCTGTTTCTAAACGGCCTACCAATTCAGCTTGTAGAGCTAACAACTCGGCCCCTTTAGCTTTAATGCGAACCATCAAATCAAGTTCTTCTGGTGAAAGCTGACGATAGCCAGCAGTTTTTGTGTACTGGTTATCCATTGACTGCATCCTTTAAACCTTTGCCAGCTTTGAAAGTTGGAGCCTTGGCAGCTGCAATCTGAATTTCTTCACCAGTTTTAGGATTGCGGCCTGTACGCGCAGCACGTTCTTTTACGGAAAAGGTTCCGAAGCCGATTAATGCAACGTCATCCCCAGCAGCAAGTGCTTTACTGATGCCACTTTCAACTGCATTAAGAGCAGCTGTAGCTTGTGCTTGAGTAAGAGAAGCAGAAGAAGCGATGTGTTTGATAAGTTCTGATTTATTCATGAGTTTAATTTCCTTCAGTAGTTGCTTGATTTTGGTTAAGTGCTGCACATGCAATTTCTGCATGTTCGTGGCGGTAGAAATGACCGACTAAAACGTCGTCATCACGGACGATTGCAAACAGGGCTTGCGGATCATCATTTAGTTGCGGTTCAAGTGCTTTAACTGTGTACATGTTGATAGCCTCAGTTTTAGGTTTAATGAGCAGCTGTAGCAGTTGGATCAACTGTTTCAATTTCATAGCCAAAGTTGTTGCGCTGTTTAAGAGTTGCACCAATTTCAGCGATTAGTTCGGGTGTGAGTTGTTTGATTGACTCCTTATCAGGTTCGGTTTTAGTACGGATGCAGTGTTCAAGCTTTAATTGCTTGAGCATCTGGCAAGTAAAAACAGGATCAGGAATAGTCACACTGGTGGATAAGCGGTAGCCAACCGAACCGTGTGTCAACTTTTTACTCTTGATTTGCAAAAACTCATTTTTGCGGTGATCACAAAATTCTTTAAGTTGAAGTTCATACGCCTTAACTCGTTCCAATAGCGGTTTAAGACGTTGTTTGGTTGCTTCCTTGAGCTTGTCGACCTGTTCATTACAAGCAGCTTCTTCAAGTGCGATGTCACGGTTGATCTCAGCCATTTGTGCCAATGTTTGATCAACTGCTTCCCAACTTTGAAGTTGTGGTTCTTTGAGTGATTTACGTGCCATTAGTTAGTTTGCTCCTGTGTTTCAGCTGCTTTTAAGCGTTGGTAGCACTGTTCTAAAGTTTCATCTGGATGCTTGTGTTTAACGACATGCGCCATAAGTTGTTCTTTTGGAATATTCTTCAGCCCACGTTCTGGCTGCTTCTCATTCATTTTTGTGAAGCCAAGCATTTCGGTAACGCTGAAGTTTGGGCGTATATGCTTTTGACGTTCATGTTCAGCTTGCTCAGCTGCACGTTCAGCTTCAGTTTTCTCTAGTGGCACAGCAGCTCGACGCTCAGTTGGTGCTGGTGCATTTTCTGGCTTGAATGAACTGATCACTTCATATAGATAGCCGTGGTTTTTCAGAGGCAACTGCAACTTGCCTTGGTCACGACGCTCAAGCATTGTGTTGATCGACCAGATCCATGCTGCTTTAGGAGCTGGGTAACTGTGGTGACCACGTTTGATTTGCTGCGCATTAATATCCGCAGCAATTTCGCCAAGTAACTTAGCTGTACGTTCAAAAGTAAGCTCACGATTTTGAGAGCGAAACATTCCCAAATACTTGACCAGTGGCGTAGCTAAATCACCAACCAGATTTAGTGAAGCTACAAACGCTTTGCTGGCTTCACCATGCCCTAATAGGGCATCTAGGCTGTTTGTTGCTCCGCAAGCTGGGCATCTAGTTTTCATTTAGTGACTCCCAGCAAGTCGCAACAATGCGTTGTGGATTGCCTTGATAATTAGGCAAGCACAGTCTTCACCAGAGTCACCTTGTAAGGCTTCTTGGTACAGTTCAAAGAATTCTGGATCATCAGAAAGTTTCTGAAGTTGCTCCCAAGTAAGTTCGTTGGGAATAACTGCATGTTTGTTATCAACTAACTTATTTAAGTCTTTGTTGAAGTGCTGGCGTTTCTGTTTGATGTTCATAGACCACCTCGAAAATGCTTGGATTTGCTTTCAACTGCTGTTTTACAGTCTATGCAAAGCTTTACATTGCCCAGAGCGCGACGACGCTCTGGAATTTCTGCACCACAGTCTTCACATTCATAGTTACTGACTTGGTCAAAGTGTTTAATGTTGGCAAGTGCATGGTCTAAATCCTGTTCAGACAAAGTGCTTGCTACATCTGCAAAATCAGCCATTGCAACCTCCTAATACCGCCATCACTACAGCGATTCCAAAAATCCAAACTGCAAAGTTCACAATCAATAAATTTCTTAAATTAAATTTCATGGCTTAAACCCCCATCACGATGTCGCGTGTGATAACGTCCTCGCCGATTTCTGCTGCGAGGTTCATAGAACTGGTAATTAAGTTGCCAATGGCAAGTGGATATAAAAGTGAGCGTGTGGTTTTGCCAGCGCTGTTGATTTGAGTTAGACGGTCAACAACTGCTTGAATGCCTTCTTCAGTGATGATCGACTCCAGTTTTTTATCGACGCTTTTAACTCGGTGTTGTAAGTACTCAACTAATGAAGTATTAGTTAAAGGTTCCAGTGTCACACTCTCACAACGCTGTACAACTTCACGTACCGCTGGGTTGCGCTCACTTAATTTGTTTGCAAGTTCTGGCTGACCGATTAAGACGATCCCAATTAGTTTTTTGTAGCCGTCCTCTAATTCAAAGAAACGCTTTAACTGTTTAAGAGTAGCGATTGGCAAGCTGTGAGCTTCTTCAATCACTAATAAATGGCTATAACCAGCTTCACTTGAATTTTTTAAAATCATATGTACTTGGCGGAAACGAGCCTCGGCAGACATGCGTGGTTTCTCTTGACCAGCACTAACCGTATTAATAATTGCTTCAGCAATATGGCTTGATTTAAGTGTCTTACCTTGAATGTCATTATCTTCAGTCGCAATGACATATGGTTCGATAATCAAAATTGGTAATTTTTCACGACGAATACGATCTAAAAGGTCGCGTCGTAAAGTCGATTTACCTGAACCTGACTCACCTGAAATTGCAATGAATCCGCCATGTTTAGCTGTCTGATATAAGGCTTGACGCACATAGTTGATGTCGCTATTCAAGAATAGTTCTTCAACTGCACGAACTTCATTTGTGAAAGGGTTGTCAAACAAGCCAAAATGTTTTTTAGCTTGTTGAGTCAACGACTGTTTTGCGAGCAACATGGCTTGTTCGTCCTCATTTAAAAGTTCATTAATTTGTTTGTTTCCGTGTCGTGCTACTAATGCGCGATACACATGGTCTAGTTCTCTTTCACTAGCTGCCTCTGAGCCAAGTCTTTCAAGAAGTGTTTTTTGTGGTGGTGCATCAAACATTTCGTTAAATGCATCATCGATTTCTGACTCGCTAATCTTTGCGTTGACCAAGAACTCTCTAAAACGGGCTTTCACAAAATCAGTATTCTTCTTCGGCCATCTAAGGCAGTTGATGATGATGTTGATCGATGACGGGCTTAGCTGTACGTATCGAGCTAAATCAGCTTGTATAATTCCGTTGTCTAAAATGAGGTCCTTAAGTTTTGTCGAGCAGTCTTTTTGTTTCATGGTTGCTCCTTAACCAACAACACGAAGTTGTGGCCGTTGTTGTGGAAGTTCTTGTTCAGCCTTTATTGCTTCAGCAATTTCACGTACTGCATCGGCAGGGACTAAACCATCTGGATAAGATTTTTTGAGGGCCTTGTAGTGATCCGTGGTCCACAGGTCACCAATTAAGCCTCGGATTTCTTTTGCTGCTTCTACTGTTGAAATAGGTGCAGATTCACGACGTTGTTTAGTTGTAGTGACTTGCTCACCAGCACGTTTGATGTAAGTCGGAACTTCAACCGCTGCAACGTCTGCCATAGCATTGAGCTGACCGTCATAGGCTGGTTTCTTCTTGGCAATTGCTTTATCAACTTGCTCAAGAGTTTCAGCGTCATAAGCTTTTTTAAGTATGCGTTTGCGGTTTTCATCAATTTTGCTTTGAGGCATTGCCTTAATTTCTTCACCGATGATTGCTGCATCATTTCCAAAGCCAACCCAATCAACTTGCATCGGTTCGCATGTGAAAATGACCTCATTGCCGTGTTGATCTTTAGTCAATACATCGATGCATGGCGCACGGTATGGATTCACTACAATCTGCAACTTAGCTTTCGGGTAAACCCCATCAACATGACGAACGTCATAGTCTTGTGAGCCATAGCCTTGTATGGCATGACTAACCGTAAGATTGGCTTTAACTGTTTTTTCAACTGGTACTGTGCTGATAAGTTCACGGCACAATTCCATTGGTGGAGCAATGCGTAATTGTTCAGGCTTAATGGTTTGCCAAACAGCATTACGGCTGCGCTTAGTACGGCTATGAATTTTTGTTTCATTCCAATACATGCGCCATGCAGTAGCTTGGGCATTTAACTCTTGGATATTGTTGATCTGCATGAAACGCAGGCGGCCTTCAAACTGTGTTTCAACAATATTTTGAGCGTTTTCAACTTGGCCTTTTGCTTGTGAATTACCAGTTGCATGGGGTATAAAAGTTACATCTAGGCGCTCAAGTAAATTTCTGAATAAGCCACTGGTGTTTGCACAACCTTTGTCTGTGTAAAGGATGTTTGGAACACCGTGCATCGGCTCTTGAGCAGAACGCTTTTGAATTGCATTTAAGAAAATCTCAATTAAGTTTTCAGAGCTTTCACTGCCATAGACATACTCAACATAAATTGAGCCTGAATAGTGGTCAGTCATGACATAGCGAATCACACGGTCATTTTCGATTTTCTTCACATTGGCAGGTTTGTTCTTGTAGAACTTCTTCTCATCCATCACTTGCATACCGCCTTTAGGCAGGTAAAACAAAACACAGACAGAGGCATCAACTTGCCAAACGTGGTTTGGATGTAACGATTTTTGCTGTGTATGTGCTGACGGTGTAGCCAGTTGTTTTGGGTGGCACATGTTTTGTTTCATGACACGCGCAACTGTTGCTGCTGATACTCTTGGTGCTTTACCGTCGGCGATAAGCATTTCCAGCGCTGTAGTCATCGGCAATGTCTTTTTACCATTGGCACGTGTTGCTACGTGCACCATACCGCCGACCATTTCAGCAACTTCTGTTGGTACAACTGTTTTACCTTTATCAGAGCGCTGTTTACGTTCAGATTTAAAACCTACTTTTTCAAGTTCACGGTAAAGTTGTGGCTTGCTAAGACTCAAAAAGTCACATGCAGTTTTAACAATCGCAGCTTTCCCACCAAACTCGGCAGCTGCAAGTTTGGCTGCAATTTCGCGCAAGTAATCTTGTTTTGCTAAGTTTGGATTTGTCATGATTACTGCTCCACGTTTGTTGCATCAAATGCAGCAGCGTCTTGATCCGCAGGTAACCATGCTGGGTTTACCATCGTTTCAAAATCAATTTGGATTCCAAATTCAACACTAGTTTGGGCAATCTGTTGAAATGCGCTGATAACGAGGGCTTCTAGTTGCTCTTGGATGTTGTAAAGGCCATGCTCATTGATGGTGTCTAAAACAGAGTTGATAGTGTTCTTGAAGCGCACTGTGTCGTTGTGCATTGTTAAACATGCGCTGGTGGCTTCTTCTAAAGCCTTTGCAGCAATGAGTTGCTCTTCAGATTCAGCACGCTTTTTGATTTGAACAGGACTCTGGAGCTTAGTGATTTTTGAATCAAGCTCATTAATCTTTTCATCTTTCTTTTTAATTAACTGGTCAGATGCTTCTTTATCAAGTTGGGCGTCACGCAATGCTCGTTTAAGTTCACGCACTGACATAGTTTCTATTTTGTCTAATGTGACTTCGCCGAAACTACCACCTTCATTAATGGTTTGAATGTCGTCATCATCCAGTACAATTAGCTCTAAAAGTTTCGATTGGCTTTTTACAGCTTTCAAAACGGGAGACGTTTCCTGTTTTGCAAATTTCAATGTTGCACTCATTAACTTGCGTGCAAGGCTTGGGTCGAAACCTAGCAACTCAACACGATTTGTAAATTCACCGTGTGGTGTTTGCTCTTTAAGAAGTAAGAGACGCGTGCCTAATTCAAATAAGTCTTCAACTGTACGTCTTTGGTAGAAGCGAATACCGTCTTCTAGTGCTCCAACACTCAAATCACCGCTGTAATTCAATTGAGTTGCCAAACCAACCACAGCTTTTGTATGTTGCTGTATTAAGTCGACTTCTGTAATTACTTCATTGCTCATAACGAACCTTTATTAAAACTGTGTTTGTAGACGTTGCTTGTATTCATCAATACGAGCTTGCATGCGGTCACATTCTTCTTTGCATGAAGCGCCGAAACGAATTGCCATCATGCTTGGTGCATAGTTGCCGTTATCGCGTTTTTCAGCCCAGCCGTTTGCTTCCAGCGTTTGTAGTGCACGTGTGATAAATGTTGGTGACTCATTTAGGCTTTCAGAAAGTTGTTTATTGCTAACGCCAGTAATGTAGTGACCACGTAGAGCGAATAAGACTGATAAAACTTTTCCTGCCGATTTATTTGTTGAACTCATGCCCATCTCCTTGAGTAAACTTGATTGACATTAGTTGCTGTTTAAGAACTTCATTGTCTTGTTCAGCGAAGAACCATTGGACATATCCGAAGGTCGCTACAAAGACGATTAGGTAACGAAATGCAATACTTCCTAATTGTTTTTGTCTCATCTCTTTCCCCGTGTGCAAAAATGTGCGAATATGTGCGAAGTAACTAAACAGTGACTTTTTGTTTAGGCTCTGGTTTTAGTCCGAGCGCAACGGCAATCTTGTGGGCACGTCCAAAGTTTCCTTTAGATTGACCGTTGAGTACTTTGTAAACTTCTTGTGGGGTGAAACCTTTACTTTCAGCCCATGATGAAACAGGAATACCTTGTTCAATAAATTCCTGTTTAACTTCTTCGGGAGTTTTTAGGTGCATATTTAGTTTCCTCTGTGTGTCTAAAGTTGCATTAAGTAGAACTTATAGCACCACATTAGTAACTATTTAGTTACTTGTCAATATTATTGGAGTGTTTTTTGTGACTATTGGAGCAAGACTTAAAGAAGAGCGTGAGCGACTGGGTTATACGCAACCAGTTTTTGCTGAATTAGCAGGCACTACCAAGAAAAGTCAGATCGATTACGAGAAGGATTTGACACAACCAAAAGCGGGATATTTAGCTGCAATTGCCGAAGTTGGAGCAGATATTGGTTACATAGTAACGGGTAATAAATCACCACAGTTACAAAATAGTGACTTTGCTTATGAGTTTGACTTAGTCAATGTTTATGATGTTTCGGTGTCTGCTGGTGATGGTGCAGTTTGTTTGGGTGAAACAGAACCTACTAGCCGTTTGGCATTTAGAAAAGACTGGCTCGCAAGACATGGGCTTTATGCTAAGGACTTAGTCATCGTTTATGCCAAGGGCGATTCAATGGAGCCAACTATTCATGACAAGGAGCCTTTATTAATCAATACGATTGATAAAGAATTAACTGATGGTTTTATTTATGTTGTAAGAAATCACGAAAATTTCTGGGTTAAACGTGTTCAACGTCAATTTAATGAATTGTTATTGTTGTCAGATAATGAAAAATATTTACCCATGAAACTTGATTTAAATGAATCGACAGATGTTGAAATTATTGGTAGATGGATACCACCTAGTCGCGGGACTTTTTATTAATGAAAAAATTTATTTTAGTTGTTGGGCTACTTGTATTAACTGGATGTTCTAAAGAAAAAGTTGCTGAGCAAGGTGAAATTCAAGCAGCTTCAGAAGCACAAGTATCTCAAAATAAATGGCAATACCACCATGAGAAAAATCCAATTGATGATAGTTTTACGGTGCTAGCTTATGTCGAATCTGATGAACCATTAAAACTAGATGGAATTCAAACTAGACCAAGCTTAGTTCTGCGTTGTCAAGAAAATAAATTTGATGTTTATTTTGCATTAAAGAATAGTGTTGATTCTGTTGGGAGAGATTATAAATCTTCAAATATCACTTTGCGTTTTGATGCTGAAAAAGCAGTCGACTATTCAATGCGTAGAGGCGATGATTTACAAACACTATTCTTTAGTAATCCTATTGAAATGATTGATCCTTTGTTGAAGCATGATAAATTAGCTCTAAAATTTACTACTACAAATAAAAATGTTGTGTTTGTTTCTTTTGATATTCGTGGGCTTCAATATGTGATTTCGCCATTAGAAAATGCTTGTAAGTTAAAATAATAAAAACTGAGCGGAAGCATTTCCGTCTGATAAAAAAATAGTTCAGATAGCAACATAGCCTCATCATTTGATGAGGTTTTTTTATGTCTATCACTTTTGATGAAGTGTTTGAACGGACTATTGGTCATGAAGGTGGCTATGTAAATAATCCTAAAGACCCTGGTGGGGAAACCAATTGGGGTATCACAATAAAAACAGCGCGAGAAAATGGGTATATCAGTTCCATGCGCTATATGAAGCGTGACCAAGCAAAAGAGATTTACCGTAAAGCATATTGGGAGCGCGCGAAATGCGCACAATACAATTCTGCAATTGGTTTTCAAATGTTTGATGCTGCTGTTAATCATGGCATTGGTAATGCGATTCGTATGCTACAACGTGCAGTTGGCGTAGCTGATGATGGTGTAGTTGGAGACATTACTTTAGGAGCAATTAATAAAAAATCGCTCGATGATGTCTTAGTTTTGTTCAATGCTGAGCGCCTAGAGTTTTATGCAAAACTAAAAACATTCTCAGAATTTGGTCGTGGTTGGACTCGTAGAGTTGCCAGTAACCTACGTTATGCAGCTGGAGATACGCCATGAATAAAAAATATAGTGTTTCTCCTCAAGAGCTTTCTCGTCGTTTACGACAACAAAAGAAAGAGCTTTTAGCGAACAATCCTAAGAAAATTATTGAACCTCAATATATTCAAGGTGTTCATGGCTCTACCATGCAATTTGGAGTCTTGGTACACAATTGGCGTACAGGTTGGAAATGGTTTAGTAACGTTGCCTTTGCTGGCATTGTGGCGGTTCAAACTTTTTATGACACATTGCCACCTGAATTAATTGCAACATTACCAGCAGACGCACAATCCAAAATAACTTTAGTTTTGGCTGTTTTGGGACTTGTTGGCCGTTTTATAAATCAAAGTAAAGCGAAGCCGTTACCTTCAGCATCCGATGTTAAGGAGGATGCATGACCATACAACTTGAACCCTATCAAATTTTTCTCATTCTCTCGACTGTCATTAGTACAGTCTGGGGAATGTTTAAATTGTTAGGTAATCAAATTAGTAATAGTATTCAGCAGAATTTTGAATCAACAAATCAAAAAATTGAAGAAGTCTCTCGCCAACACTTGAAGGGACAAGAAGACTTACGAAAGCTCGAACGAGAGTTCCTTCAGTTTCAAGCAGATATGCCATTTCGTTATATTGCCCGTGATGACTATATTCGCGGTCAAACTGTTATTGAAGCCAAGCTAGATGCCGTAGCTGAAAAGCTTGAAAAAGTTCAGATTAAGCAAGGAATTAACCCATGAGTTTTGATCTTCAAAAAATCCGTCGTGAAGGTATGCGCTGGCATTTGCTGAATGCCCTAGATAAAGCTCGTCCACTTGGGGCATTGGATACTTTATTGCTTGATGTAATGCGTGCTTTATACGCTGATACAACCCCACAAGAATTACATGTTCAATTGGACTATTTGGAAGAACGTAAGCTAGTTGAAATTAAAAAGCAGCCTGATGGTCATTGGCATGCAAAACTTGATCGTTTAGGTATTGATATTGTGGAGTACACAATTGATTGCCAAGCTGGTATTGCCCGTCCAGAAAAATACTGGAACTGAGGTGACACATGGCAAGAGAGTCGTCAATTGATCTACTAAGTGCTGAGGATAAAACTTGGCTTGATAAGCGGTTTATGGATCAAGGTTTTTGTGGTTATGAAGAAATTGCAAAAATCCTGCAAGAGCGTGGTTACAACGTCAGCAAGTCAAGCGTACACCGTTACGGTCAAAAAGTAGAACAAAAACTTGCTGCGGTTCAGGCCAGTACACAAGCAGCCATGATGATTGCCGATGCTGCGCCCGATGATAGTGATATGCGAAGCTCTGCTGTTTTATCGCTGGTTCAAACTGAATTGTTTAATGCACTTATTGCTTTGCAAGAATCAGAAAATCCAGATGCAGACCCAGCGGATCGGATCATGCTCATGGCAAAAGCCGGTAAAGGTATTGCTGAAATTTCTAAAGCCTCTGTGAATCAAAAAAAGTGGGAATCAGAAGTTAAAGAACGTGTTCAAGCTGCTGCCAAAGCCGTCGATAAGATTGCCAAAAAAGGTGGATTATCTGCTGAAACTGCTGCTGAAATTCGTAAACAAATCTTGGGGATTGTCGACAAATGACCAACGCTGAAGCTTCACCAATTAACCTATTAGAACCTGATTTTGATAGCGATGTTCCAGCAGTTCTATTGCCATACCAGCAAGAATGGATTGCAGATAGGAGTCCGTTAAAGATTGGTGAAAAATCACGTCGTATTGGTTTGACTTGGGCTGAAGCTGCGGACGCTGCATTAGAGTGTGCAAGTGACCGTTCTGCTGGTGGTCAAAACTGTTATTACCTTGGTTATAACAAGGATATGACAGTTGAATTTATTCAAGCGTGTGCAATGTGGGCACGTGCTTATGGACTAGCTGCTGAAGAAGTTGAAGAAGGTATTTGGGAGGATGGTGATAAGCACATTCAGACCTATATTATTCGCTTTCCTAAGTCTGGTTTCCGTATTGAAGCATTGACCAGCCGACCATCCAACTTACGTGGTCGTCAAGGTCGAGTCATTCTAGATGAAGCTGCATTCCATGAGTCCCTAGATGAACTACTTAAAGCTGCTTTGGCTTTATTAATTTGGGGTGGTTGTGTACGGGTGATTAGTACACATGATGGAGAAGATAATCCATTTAATGAACTGATTAATGAAATCCGTGCTGGTAAACGTAAAGGTACAGTCCATCGTACAACCTTTCGTGAAGCTGTTGCTCAAGGTTTATATAAACGTGTTTGTATACGCAAAGGTATTGCCTATGATGCAACTGAAGAAACTTTATGGGTACAGGAGGTTTATGACTTTTATGGCAGTGCAGCTGATGAAGAGTTAGATGCTATTCCAAGTAAAGGTGGTGGTCGCTGGTTACCACATTCATTACTGGAGAGTAAAAAAGATAGCACTGTACCCGTCATTCGCTTTGAGGCACCTAAAGGCTGGGATGACTTTAGCAATGTGAGTGAGGAAGCTCGAAATACTGAAGTGTTGGAATTCTTTAATGAGCAATTAAAGCCATTGATTGAAGCGCTACCTAAGAAACTGAAAAGTTTCTATGGTCTGGACTTTGCGCGTAAACGTAACGCTTGTTCATTCTGGCCTTTGGTGGAACAGCAAAACACAAAAAAACAGATTCCATTTTTGTTTGAAATGTTCAAGGTCCCATACAAACAACAAGAAGAATTTCTAAAACTTATTGTTGCGATACTACCTAACTTCAGTAAAGGCGCACACGATGCTGGTGGTAATGGTGGTTATTTAGCTGAAGCTATGCAGGTTATATATGGTGAGCGAATTGAAGCTATCATGTTGACTGAAGCATGGTATCGTGAAAATACGCCACATTTTAAAGCCTCACTGGAAGATGGTGATATTGAAAACATGCCAGCGGATCAAGATGTCTTGGAAGATCATCGGGCATTTGTAATGGTCAATGGTGTAGCTCGTATTCCTGCGATGGGTAAGACTAACAACAATAATAAAGATCGCCATGGTGATAGTGCTATAGCCCATTTGCTGGCTGATTATGCCAGCAATCATCCATCAGCGCCGATTGAGTTTATTCCACTCCCATCTAAAACTGATATTGAAAATAATCCTGATGATTTTGATGGGTGGATAGATTCGGTTGGTTGTTGGTAACTTTTTATAATTAAGGGGAAGTGTTTCCGTCTGAATAATAAGTATTAAAAATTCAATAATTCAAAACGAGGTGACGACACTTGTTGGAGCAAGAGTCGCCCCCTTTGGTAAAAGCGCTACCGCAGGCTTAGCCTCGCTACTGTGCACACAGTTATTGCAGGCTATCAAAAATGAAAAAGTTTTGCAGTAGGTGAAATAATGAAAACCAAGCCAATTGTTCCTTGGATGGGTGGTAAGCGTCGTCTTGTGTCGCAATTAGTTGAAAAAATGCCAGAACATAAATGTTATGTGGAGCTGTTTGCTGGAGGTGCAGCTTTATTTTTTATGCGTGAGCAACCAGCAAAAGTTGAAATTATCAATGATGTGAATGGTGAATTAGTCAATCTATATCGAGTAGTTCAACATCATCTTGAAGAGTTTATCCGTCAATTTAAATGGGCAATCATTAGTCGACAGATGTTTGAATGGTTAAAAGCTGCTAGTACTGACTTAATGACTGATATTCAACGTGCTGCACGGTTTTACTATTTGCAACATACTGCTTTTGGTGGGAAAGCGACGGGACAGAACTTTGGAACTGCGACGACATCTAAAGCACCTAGTTTTCTTCGTATCGAAGATCAGTTGACAGAAGCCTACTATAGGCTTTCGGGAGTAACCGTAGAAAATCTTGGTTGGGATATTTGTTTTGAAAAGTATGATCGCCCCCACACGTTTATTTATGCTGATCCTCCATATTGGCAATTATTTGGCTATGGGATGGACTTTGGCTGGGATCAGTACGTAAAAATGGCTGAGCTTATGAAAAGCTGTCAAGGGAAAGTCATGCTTTCTATTAATGATCATCCAGACATTCGTAACCTTTTTTCTGACTTCAATATCAGTACCACTACAATTAAGTATTCAGTTGGTCAGGTTGGTGCTGGTAGAGATCAAAAGCAGGAACTCATCATCACCAATTACTGAAGCGTAGTGTTTATAGATTTATAAATCTTTATAAACGCGTTTTTCTGCATTTATTTTGCATTTTGCTGCAATGATCCGTAAAAATAAAAAAGGCGCTTAAATCGCAAATGAGCGCGTGAAATTGGGCGGAAGCATTTCCGCCTGATTTTAAGCCCGCTAAAATTTCACAATGGTGCAGAATCCTTAAATTGTATTTGCATCTATCATGGCTAAAAAAGACCGCACTTCTAAAAAACAAGATCGTACTGCATTAGAAACCCAGCAAACCGCAGAAGTATCTTGGCTGTCAAATCAGTGGCAAGAGCATCCAGTTGTTGGGATGACACCATATCGATTACATCAATTACTGACAGAGGCTGAGCAAGGCAATTTGCAGGCTCAGGCTGATCTGTTTTGTGATATGGAAGAGCGCGACGGTCATATCTTTGCCGAGATGGATAAACGCAAAAAAGGTGTAAACAAACTTGCATGGGGCGTTAAACCACCTAAAAATGCCAGTACACAAGAAAAGAAAATTGCTGAAGAAGTCCAAGAGTGGATTGATGATATTAAAAACTTTGAGATGTTCTTGTTCAATGCGATGGATGCTGTTGGACATGGTTATTCATGCCAAGAGATTCAATGGAAACGATTGGGTAATTTGTGGCTTCCAGATAGCTTTGAACATGTAGTCCCTCGAAACTTCATGACCCCCCATAACCAATTGAACTGTTTGCGTTTAAATGATGGTTCCCCAGATGGAGCCGAGTTCTGGGACTTTGGCTGGTTTAATCACATACACCAAGCTAAAACAGGTTACATCAGTCGTTCAGGCTTATACCGGGTATTAGCATTTCCATTTGTTTTTAAAAATTATGCTGTTCGCGATGTGATGGAATTTTTAGAAATTTATGGCATGCCGATCCGTATAGGTAAATATCCTTCTGGTGCGACCAAAGAAGAGAAAATGACCCTTCAGCGTGCGGTTATGCTAATTGGACGCAATGCTGGTGGGACTATTCCCAATGGGATGAGCATTGATTTTGAATCAGCTGCTGATGGTGATACTGCCAACCATATGAATATGATCAAGTATTTTGAGCAGATTCAGTCAAAAGTCATTGTGGGCGGTACTTTGATTTCACAAGCGGATGGTAAATCGTCTACAAATGCCCAGTCAAAAACACATGAAATTCAATTTGAAACATTGATAAAGTCTGATGCTAAACAATTAGCACGGTCAATTACTGACAATCTCATTGATTATTTGATGCGATTGAATTACCCCAATATTCCTAAAGATCGTTATCCGGAGTTTTACTTTGATACATCAGATACTGAGGATTTAGAGTCATTCAGCAGTTCGATTGAACGACTTGTTAATGTTGGTATGAAAATTCCCGTTGCATGGGTAAGTGAAAAAACAGGCATTCCACAGCCTGTCGATGACGAGCCAGTATTGGGTATTCAGAAAGAATCAACTGTACAAAATTTGGCAATGAACACATTCCAGCCGAATTTATTGAATAGTTTGCTTGCTGCCAATTCTACCCAATTGCCTATTGAAGAACAGGCTTTACAGCTGCTGCTGAAGGATCAAACTGAATCTGCACAAACCACAGTTGAAGACTGGACAAAGCAATTGCTGGCAAAGATTAATGCTGGCAATGAAGAGGAAGTTTTAGCTCTTCTTCAGGATGTTTACCCGGGTGATGATGAACCAGCTCTACAAGAAAAATTAACCCGGTTGATTTTTGCAGCCGAAGTCATGGGTCACCTCAGTGTTCAAGCGGAGCAAAGCTAATGCCTAGCGCACAACGGCCTGAGCTTAATGCTCTGTTTACCTTGCCACCTGAAGATGCCATTTCTTATCTTGAAAAAAAAGGTTTTAAGATTGGCTGGGACTGGCATGAAACCCTAGACAATGCTCATAGCAAGGCATTTACCGTGGCGAAAGTTGCGCGTATGGATCTGTTGCAAGATATTCGTCAATCATTGATCACTGCAATGGAAAAAGGCCAAACGCTGGAGCAATGGAAAGCCAGTATTACACCGACACTTCAGGAAAAAGGTTGGTGGGGGAAAAAAACTGTCGTTAATCCTGAAGGTCGTGAACAAGAAGTTCAACTGGGCAGCCCAAGACGTTTACGTACAATCTACGATACAAACATGCAATCCGCTTTTGCAGCTGGACGTTATAAAGCAATGCTTGCAGGTGCTGAAACACGTCCATACTGGGAATGGCGTCATATTACCATTCGCAATCCACGTAAACAGCATTTGGCCTTGGATGGTCAAATATTTCGTTATGATGATCCTTTTTGGTCTGTTGCTTATCCACCTGTTGAATGGGGTTGTAAATGCCGCGTGATTGCCCGCTCTGCTCGTGAAGTAGAAGGTAAAGAAATCCTATCAGGTGAAGGATATGAGTCTGATATTTACGAGCGTGTGGGCACGGATCGCAACACTGGAGCTGATGTTATTGCTAAACGAACTCAATTCGATATACCAACCAAAAACGGTCAATTAACATTTGCCCCAGCAGCTGGGTTTAATGGTTCACCAGCTACTAGCTATTTGTTGAATGATGTCATGCTCAATCGAGCAACTAGCTTAATGGGTGAAGCGCGTGGATTAAGTCAATCACAGAAGTTAATTAATAATCATAGTCTTACAAAGGTTCATGAAAATTTTGTGAATCATGCCTTGAAGCTTTCAAAATCTCAAAAACAGTTTAGTCCAATTGGTGTGCTTCAGTATGATTCAGTAAAATTCTTAACAGCGGTAGGTCAATCATTTGAATCTAAAATGATATGGTTGAGCGATGAAGTACTTGTTAATAAAAAATACACTGATGTATCTGTAACTGAACTGATTGCTTTGCCAGATTTAATTGCCAATGTGGAGCAAAAGCTTTGGGATAAACAAACTCAGGCTTTGTTTTATGTATTGCCACATAACGTTGTTATTGAGTTCAAAGTGGTATCTGGACATTTGCAAGTATCTCGTATCTTCAAAAATATGCCTTCAAATGATTTTGAGGTGATTGAATGAGCTTTATTCAAATCAAAAATGATGCTCTGGTTTCTCGTTTAGGCCAAGCAGCTGATCGTATGGGTGACACCACACCATTATCGGCAGCGATTGCAAATACATTTGCAGCTATAACTGAAGATAACTTTGATGCAGGTGGACGTCCTAAATGGGCTGGTCTGGCTCCGGATAGATCACAACCTTCTTACCTATACCAATCAGGGAATTTGCGACGTAGTATCACGACTCAATATACTCGTGACCAAGCAATCATTGGCACCAATGTTCCTTACGCCCCCATTCTGCATAACGGGGGGCAAACTCGTCCGCATGTGATACGTCCCAGAAATAAACAGGCATTGTCATTCAATGGCAAGGTGTTTAAACAGGTCAATCACCCGGGAAGCAAGTTCCCGGCACGACCATTCTTGCCGATGGATGAGCACGGATTCTTACAAAAAGAGGCAGAAGATGCAGTGTTAGATGACGTAGATTTTTATTGGCATAGAAGCTTTGAATAAGAATAAATAAACTGGGCGGAAGTGTTTCCGCCTGATCTTTTTTATCCCCTCAATTTAATCTCATAACATCTTTTTAAAAGTAGATGTTATGCCTAAATCAATTCTTGTCGCTTCATGCTCAATTGACTTGAATGCCACATCGACTCATCTGGTACTTGTTCCTGAAGGAACATTCAATGGAGTTGATGGACGACCTTTTGATGCACCGCATTGGGTACTTACACCTGAACGTGGTGAGCAGATTGTTGCTGCGTTAAATCAACGTAAGGTGGACATGGTTATTGATTATGAACATGCCACATTAAAAGCACAGGAAACTGGTGAACCAGCTCCCGCTTCAGGATGGTTAAAAGCAGCATCTTTTTCATACATCAAGGGAGTTGGCATATGTAGTACTAATTTTAAATGGCTCGATAAGGCCAAAGGCCATATTGAGAAGGAAGAATATAAGTATTTATCACCCGTACTTTTTTATACCAAAACAGGTGAAGTCGTTGGACTTCATAGCGTTGCATTAACCAACACCCCTAATCTGGATAATCTGCCCGAGGCTCGTCTTGCTGCCTTGGCACAGGATTACTTTACCCAAAATTCCACACAGGATTCTGAAATGGAAGAGTTATTAGAACAACTGCGCTGGATGTTAAATCTGCCATTGTCTGCAACAGCAGAAGAAATTTTGGCAGAACTTAACAAGCTTTCAGCGCAAATCAAAGAAAAAACCGGTGTTGCTGTAGCTGCAAATGGTCAGCACCTTTTTGATGCCTTAGCTGCAATTGATCAGTTTAAGCTGGCTGCAAACAGTCAAGATCAAGTCGATATGACTCAATTCGTTCCAATGGCTGTTTATCAAGAAGCGGTTGCAAACGCAGGTAATGCTGAAGCTGCTCAAAAGGCAAAAGAAATTGATGACTTGATTATGGCTGCATGTAGCGATGGTCGTTTAACTGGTCAAGTAACCATTGCATGGATGAAGGAACAGGCAAAAACCAATCCTGATTTTGTCAAAGCTCATATTGAAAGCCTGCCAAAAATCGCAGCTTTAACTCAACGTCAAACTGAGCAAGTGAATTTAGCAGCAAACCATCAGCAACAACCTGTTGTAGATGAAATTGCCACTAGCATTGCGACCCAATTAGGGCTTGACCCAGCAGATTTAGGAGCTAATCCATGACATTTATGCAAAATGGAATCGTCACTGAAATGCGTGACGGTGAGTTAATCCCTGTCCCATTAAAAGCTGGTGCAGTGGTTCTGGTCGGGACATTCGCATTGGTTGATGACACGGGATTTGCTGTTGCTTCAACAGCTGCAATTGCAGCAACTCAAAAGGTTATGGGCGTTTGGGACAGCTCGGCAGATAACACTGATGGCGAATCTGGCGACGTTCTAGCCTGTGTACGTCGAAAAAAACAATTCTTGTTCCGCAATTCAACAACTGATGCCGTTACGCAGGCTGAACTTGGTGAAGACGTTTTTGTGGAAGATAACCAAACCGTCGCTAAAACAACAGGTGCTGGTCTTCCGATTGCTGGCAAATTTATGGGTTTTGATACGCAATTTACTGACTGCGTTTGGGTGGAGATTTAATTAATGGTTATTACTGAACAAAATGGTGCTCGTATTCTGAATGCTTTGAGTACAAGCCTTAAACTCGTATTCAAAAATGCATTTGATGCGGCTCCTAGTAACTATGCAAAAGTAGCAATGGAGGTGCCAAGTACTGGTGCATCTAACACTTATGCGTGGACGGATCGCTTTCCTGCTTTACGTAAGTGGATTGGTGATAAAGCAGTTAAAAAATTAACAGGTCATGCCTATATTCTGGTCAATGAAGATTATGAAGCTACTGTTGAAGTAGATCGTAATGATATTGAAGACGATAACTTGGGTATGTACACCATCGAAACTCAAGCTGCTGGTCAATCAGCTAAAGAATGGCCTGATGATCTTGTCTTCACTGTTTTGACAAAAGGCTTTGAAGAAAAGTGTTATGACGATAAGCCTTTTTATTCAACTGATCATAAAGTCGGTGAAGGTAAAAATGCCAAAGTCTTTTCTAACAAACTTACCAAAGCATTAAGTGTATCAACACTGGCAGCTGCACAAGCAAGTCTGGGTGCTGCAATGACCATGATGCAAGAGCTAAAAGATTCAGAAGGTAAGCCACTCAACTTAAAAGCAAACCTTTTAGTTGTGCCTCCAGCATTACGAGAAGTTGCTAATGCCTTGATGACTACAGATCGCCTAGAAGATGGGAAGGTAAACCCATATAAAGGTGAATTTGAAGTTTTGGTATGTCCTTGGTTAGAAACAAAAACTGAATGGCACCTTTTAGATGCATCACGTCCAGTCAAACCAATTGTCTATCAACCCCGTAAAAAACCGAACTTTGTTGCTCAATTTGACATGAATAGTGACAGCGTCTTCATGCGTAAAAAATATCGTTACGGTGTGGAAGCTCGTGGTGTTGCTGGTTTTGGTTTATGGCAAATGGCTGTGGGTTCTACTGGTACTCAGGCATAAGGTGATTTGATATGTATGCAACGGCAGACGCGATGATCAAAAAGTTCGGTGAAAGAGAATTAATTCAACTCACTGATAATGAAGAATCTGAATATTTAGATGCTATTAATTACGACAAGTTAAATGCAGCACTGCAAGAAGCTAACTCGGAAATTGATGGTTATCTAATGGGTCGCTATAAGCTGCCGTTGCAAACTGTCCCTCCATTCCTTGAAAGCCTTGCTTGCCATATTGCACGCTATCATGCATGCACTGGTGCAATGACTGACGATGACCCGATCCGCACACGCTATGTCGATGCCATCAACAAATTGAAAGATATTTCTAAAGGTATTGTTGGTGTTGGTGGTACGCCAGCTGGTGAATCTGAGCCTGTTAAAACTTCCTCTAACAATGTGATGTTCCAAGTTGGACGTCATGATTTTGGAGGTAAAGGCTGGTGATTAATTTAAGCGTTGTCGAACAAGGTCTTAAACAAGTCATGGCTAATCAGGTCACTGCTAAAAAATGGACTTGGGTTCGTCAAATCAAAACGTATGGCGGGGAATTTGATGATGGCTTGACTGCTATTGTTAAAGGATTCCCAGCGATATGGGTGGTTTTTGAAGGTTCTGGCACCCCTAAAAAGATCAGTTATAACAAGACTCAATATCCAGTGACTTTTGTAGTACTCGTTGGTGCACGCTCTGTTCGTAATGAGGAAGCACGTCGTCAGGGTGCTGGAGGTGATATTGGTACATACGAAATGCTGCATCATGTTCATCAGCTATTGATTGGTAATGATCTTTCATCAGTTGGTGTCAAAGGGCTTGAGCCTTTGGAATTAGGCAAAACCAAAACCATTTTTAATACTAAAACTGCTAGTCAGTCGATTAGTGTGCTTTCTCAAGCATTTACTACGCAATACACAATTACTGCTTCTGATCGTGACCGTGAAGAAGCTGATGAATCTATCGGTGAAATCCATCGAATCAATGTCGATTATTTCTTTGAGCCGGGTGATGACGTTAAAGACGCTTCTGATCTGGTTGAACTGAAGGAAAATAAATAATGAGTATTCCTGCTGGTATTAAAACACCGGGCGTTTATACAGACGTCAATATCAATACCCTCCGCACAGGGCTTCCAGCTAATGAGCAAAAAGTTCTTTTTGTGACGCTAGATGTTTTGTCCGGGCAATTCACCCCAGTTGATGTTTATGACACAGCTGGAGCTGATTCTAAATTCGGAAAAAATTCACAAGCTGGTCGCATGATCAAAGCTGCTGTAAAGACAAACCGCCTTGTTAATGCTCAGGCAATTGCTCTTGCCGTTGATGGTGTTCGGACACAGAAAGCATTACATACCGAATCGGGTGACGCTGTGTTAGCTGAAGACGGTGCTTTAATTGAACCATAAGGAGTAATATATGGCTCAACTCATGATTGAAGTGCCTGGTACTAAAATCAGTGAATTGGAAAAAACTTCTAGCGTTTCACGTGGTGATGTTATTCCGGTAGTCCAAGATGAAGAAACAAAACAAGCTGATATTGGTCAAATTTCAGATTTTGTTAAATCTGAGCTTGGTTCTGCTGCATTAAAAGATGTAGCTGATTTTGCAACACCTACTTCTGTTGCAGAGGTGAGTCAGGCAAGTCAAATGCGTGATGATGCTCAAAATGAGCGCATTGAACGTATGGAATATTCCGTTTATCTCTTCCAGAAAAATGGAGTATACAAAGCTTATCGAACCAAAGCTTTAATGCTTTTAGACGTTTCAAATATACCAGTTAACTCTATTGTTACTGTCGTTGATGATCCAGATAATAATCCTGACATCAACGATATCAATGGAGAGTATCACTTTGATGGCAATGATTTTCTAAAGCTTGAGAATAATGTACTTGGTTTAATCAAGTCTAAAATGGCTCAAGCAGAATCAAATTCAAAGTCTTATACCGATACTGAAATCAAGAAACTTGAAAATAATATTGATGTTTCAGTCGAGAATTTAATTGGTAAATTCGTTCTATCCTCTGACTCTGAAAACATCTTTGAGTTCAAAGACAGTTCTGGAAATGTCGTACTTGCACTGAATAAAAAGGGCCAGCTTGTCTCGTATGATGAAGATACTAAACGTTCAATCTTGCTCACAAATCAGGAAGACATCAAAGAACTACAAAAGTTTGTCGATGAACTGAATCTGAACAATATCAGCGTATTGTTAAAGCTGCTTGCGACAAGTAATTCCAGTGATTTATATACGTTTGAAGATAGCGACGGAAATATCGTTCTACGTTTGACGAAATCTGGAATGTTACGCTCTGGTCAGATCGACGGGCTTCACAATGCTGTTGATGCACTTGAGTATTTGAAAAAGCTGACAAAGCAATCAAATGATTCAAAACTGATTCGATTTGAAGATGCTGAAAAGAACTTGCTCGGCTACGTCGACAAATATAGCAACTGGGTCTTCAACGGTGTCGATGTTTTAAATGAAATCAATGAACTGAAGAAGTTTAAAAACAAAGCGCAAGCTGTGACAGCACTCAAGCAAGTCGCAGTGAAAGCGCCAGAGTCTATCATTCAAATTTATCTGACAGATTTGCCGAATTTGCCCGATGCCAAGGGGACGACCGTATCTGGCAAGGGTGAATTCCATTTTGACGGCCAGTCATTTAGCTGTTTTGTGAAGCTCGAAGTGCAAGGCGCATCGAGTGCATCTTATGCGAAAAAGAATTGGAATATCGCATTCTTTTCAGATCAAGCTTTTACAAAATCGCTGGACGTCAAAATCGGTGATCTACTGCCGCACGATGAGCTCGTATTTAAGTCGAACTGGATTGATCACACCAACATCCGTAACGCAATGTGTTACCGATTGTGGGAGCAATTCACAGCGTCGAGAACAGGTTATCCACGTCTAGAGACCGAAAAACCCTACATTGGCAAAACAGGGAAAAGCGCATTACAAAGCGGAGCAAACGGAGTACCGCGTTTATATTCAGCCATACTATACATCAATGATGAGTTCTACGGCATCGGCTCGTTCGGAACTGCGAAGAAACGCAGTAACTACAATATCTCGAAAAACAAGCCGAAAGAAATCCATATCGGGATGGACGGATGGAATGACATCACGAATCTTGAAGTCACGAATCCGACGCTTTATGAAATGAAAGCACCGAGTACACCTACCGCCGATACATGGGCCGCGATTTCTAACTGGAATACATTTGCGCAGCTCAGCGATGCGAACTTTACAGCACAAGCTGGTAGTTACATTGATAAACAAAACGTGATCGATTTCATGATCTATGCCGAGTTTGTGAAGTGCAGAGACGTCGTGAGCCAAAACGCGGCGAAAAATTTCCAGTTTATTAGCTACGACGGGAAAAAATTCATGTTCATGCCTTATGACATGGATACTGTCTTCGGCCTTGAGTGGACTGGTGCTGTTGTGTATGACGACACAACAGGCTCACAACTTGTTTCGAATAGTTCAAGCTCGTTCTGGCGCAAAGTCAAAGCCACATATAACACAGACATCGAAGCACGGTATAAGCAATTGCGCGATCTGAAAATTATCTCAGTTGAGAACATTTATAACTTATCGACTGATATTTTTTCAAAATTCTCAATCAGCGTTGTCGAGCTAGAGTTGGCCCGTTGGCCCGTACGTCCTTCTTTAAACATCACGAGCTTAGAGCAAATTTTGGCGTGGACAAAAAAGCGTATTGCATTTTTAGATACATACTTCAATTACACAGCTTAAGCGCAGGAGCAATCAATCATGTCATGCACAGTGTTTAAATCGACAAACCCAGTCGATCAATCAATTAATGTTTTCCCGCCGAAAGGATATATTAGCAGCGTACGGATTGTCCGCAACTATGATGTCGAGAATGGGAATATTTTTAAGTTTCGCAATGACAATACTAAAGAGTTTAAAGTCGTTGGCGGCACAATTACTTGTCCTTCGCAAGGTGTAACTACTCCAGTGACAGAGGTCGTTCTCGGTACAGTTAGGGATATCTTTTTAAAACTCGATGAAGGACGTGAATTTGCGTACTTAGCATGGAAAGATAAAGATCGTATCATGGGCGTAAATAGTGATGACGGCAGTGCTTTTTATGGCGCAATTGCGGACTATTCGCTAGGTCTGCACGCGGAAGATGTCGTATCCATTAATGGTATTTGCCTCTCCAGTGGAAGTTTTAATCAGCGTGTTAATGCATGGGATGTTTCAGAGGTAGTTGATGTAGGTTTTACTTTTGCAGAAGCAATAAACTTTGATCGAGAAATTAATTGGTATGCACCGAAACTTCAATGGATGAACAGCTTTCTTCTTAATGCGAAGAAATTCAATAAGGATATTACGTTAAGAGCAGCTAAGCCCAAATGGATGAATTCTTTCTTAGAGAACGCCTCTTCATTTAACTCTAAAATAAATGTCGATACATCGGAGTGTGATAATTTCTCTGGAATGTTTATGGCTGCATCGAAATTTAACCAACCCATCAATTTCAATTTTGGCAAAGCAATGTTTCTAAATAACTTTTTGAACGGGGCCAGAGAGTTTAATCAGCCCGTTGATTTCGGGAACATGCCGCTGTTAACAGAAGCATATTACTTGTTTGCTGGTTCTAAGATGAACAGCCCTATAAAATTCAATGCACCAAATCTGACAGATGCTTCGGGATGGTTCTCAGAAAACACTGTATTCAATAGCACGATCACGGGCAGCTTTCGTTCTGTGGTGTCGATGGCATATATGTTTTGGTATGCATCATCTTTCAATCAACCGATCAACGATTGGGATATTCGAAATGTGTTGAACTTCACAGGATTTTTGACTGCTGCGACATCTTTTAACCAAGATTTATCTTCGTGGCCAGCCAAGTTTAACGTTAATGCGAATATTGAAGGTGTATCGGTTGCGCCGAACTGGTCTACCGAAAACTATGATAAATATTTGAATGCACTGTGGCTCGATGTCGGCACAACGCGACGAAACGAATGGGCAAATGGTACAAGCCCGCGTGTTGTGCTTGCATCAGCAAAACGATCAGCTGCGAGTCAAGCAGCAGCTAGTGGGCTGATCGGTGCGGGATGGACGATTATTGATGGAGGTCTAGCTTAATGGACGTTAAAACTTACACAATGGCTGATGGTCAATATTTTAAAGTCATTAATAAAAGCACCAATGCAGTTATCATTTATGGTGAGTTAACTGAATCAAATCAATTGGTAACTATTCATAAAGTTGAGTTTATTTCTGAAGAGCAATATGAGTCTGAGCGACCACGAATTGAACCAAATTCTGGTATGCAACAAGTATCTGGAGAAGCACTATGACTATTCAAACAACCCTCGATACCATCGCACCTTTAGGCCATACAATCATTGCCGTGTCAGCTCCACCAGCTGCAGGTGCCGATACAAATGCATGGATCGACCATTTAACATCTGTCAGCGACTCAATTGAGCAACGTCCAGCAATTCTAGTTGTACCTTTTTCAGATATTGAAGCAGCTGAAGCTTTTGCTGAACAAGCCCCAGTAAAAACTAATTACCGTGTTTTAGTTGTTTGTTATAACGGTGCCACAGGTCAAGAGCCTGAACTTGCCGCGGCAATGGCTGCTGCGTTAGCCGATTCTAACGACCCGGCATTGCCATTCAATGGTGTCAATCTAGGTGGTCTTACACCTGTTGCTGATGAGTTCAAGCTAACCTTTGAACGTATGGAAGCAGCGATGAAAAAAGGTGTATGTATGATCGAAACGGGTGCAGACGGTAAACCGGAAATTGTTCGTGCCATTTCGACTTATCGTATGAACCCTGATTCAGGGGAATCTGATGATCTGATGCTTGATATTAATGGCGTATTGGTAGTGGACTATACTCGTAAAGTTGTGCGTCAGGATCTCAAGAAAGAACGACGTCGTAAAAATACAGCAGCACAACGTCGTAATATTAAATCTATTATTGCTCGGCGATTAATTCAGCTTGAAGATGCTGAAATTCTAGAAAACGTTCGCGATAATTTAGATGAGGTCATTGTGACTCCAGATACACATGATCAATATCGAGTAAATGTCAAAATCCCTACCTACTGGGTGCGTGGCATGCATGTTATTGCAACCACTTTGGATATTTACTAATTATCCTCTCGACTTAAAAAGGCCGCAATAAGCGGTCTTTTTTTATATTGAGCGGAAGTCCTTCCGCCTGATTTTATTTTTATATGCATTAGACAATGGGCCATCTTAAAAAAGAGTGTTGAACAATGTCTGAAGATGCAGTTGGTGCAATCGTCATGAGCTTTAACGGGCTGGATTATGACGTTGCTCGTTTTACATCATCAATTACTACGGGCAATCGCCCAGTCCCAACAATGAACCGAAAACAACGGGTGAAGTATAAATCAAAAGGAATCACAACCTATCAGTTGACGGCCTCAGTTGTAATTCCAGATGGTAAAGATACAGTCAATTGGTTGGCTGTTGAAGATGGACGTCTTTCTGTTGAATCACCGGATGGCAAATACCGCGAAACGTTTATTGACTGTAATGTACAAACAGTGAGTAAGTCATACAACGTGGATGGTGAAACCATGCGTGACATTGAAATGTTCTGCTTAGATTATCTTGATGAGACAATGTAAAAATGGAAAGAATTTTTGTAGATGGTAATTTGCCTGTAGCCATTGAACTTAAACAGGCAAAGAAAACAATCAAATGCACGAAATACGTGATGTCTTCATTAACCGCCCTTGAATACGTTGAAGCTCAAGCGAAGATTACTGGTCTGCAATACATTGCTATTTCAGATATTGTCGCGATGCTTAAGTTAGTTGATGAGGCTGGTAATCAATATGAACCTACATATGAAGATATTGCCCAAACTTCATCGTTCAATCTCATCCATTTCAATGAGAAAAAAGCAGAACTGGAAGCAAAGGTCAAAGCCGCGAATTAATTGGGCGCGTTCAGTTAATTAGAGCATTGATGGCCATTGGTATCCCATATGCAGATGCAATTAATTTGCCTCTGCATATTGCAATGGCTTTCCTTGGTGCTACGCGGCCTTTACCTCGTCAAGTGGAATCTGTACCTTCAGAAACACCACAAGCGCCACCAAAATCATCCGTCACAACCCATACTCAAACAAATGGGAACAGCTCTACAGTGACAAAAACATATGTGACCAGTGTTCGCAAACATTCAAAACCAAAGGGCTAAACTATGAGCGGAAGTAATTCTACTGTTTCTCTTACATTGCAGATTCGGGGTCAACAAGCTGCACAAGAGATGAAACGCATCTCTGATCAGCAAGTTCAGGCCACGACTAAAATCAATACGCAATGGACCCAGATTGGTTCTGCTCAAGCCAAATTTGTTAATACTGCAAGAGCTGGTACACGGGAGACTTTGAATACTGCCCGTGCTGGGGATCAATTATTACGTACCAATAAGTTGCTTGAAGGTGTTCTACGTCAGCAAGGTGCCTTATTAAAACAACAGGTGGGTTCAGCTCAACAGCTGGCGAACTGGACAAAACAGGTTGAACAATCAAGCAAACGTACTCATCAATCAACCCAACAGACTATGTCACTTTGGCAGAAAGGTACTGCTGTTACAGGCGGTGCTATTGCTGGTGGCATGTACATATCTAATGCTTTACAAAAACCTCGTGATTATGATCAGCAGTTGACCTACATTGCTGCAACTGCCACTGGTGGACAAGGGATGACACCTGAAGCACGACTTGCTGCGCGTGGTCAGTTAAATGAATACATCAAAGCGGCTGTCCGAGGTGGCGGTGGAACGCGTGAAGACGCCGCTGAAGCAGCAAATGCATTAATTGCTTCAGGTAAATACGAACTTAACAATGTTGCTCCAGCATTGAATACTGCAGTTAAAACAGCCTTTGCAACAGGTGCTTCTGCAACTGATGCTGCATCATTAACTACGCGAATGCAGGAGTTTGGACTTACTGATTTGCAACGTGGACATGATATAGCAGTACGTGGTGGTCAGCTTGGCAGTTTTGAATATAAAGACCAAGCAAAGTGGCTTGCTCAACAGATGGGCTTGGCAAGAGCAGCTGGTTATAGTGGTGAAAAAGGCTTTGTCGAACTGGTTGCAATGAACCAAATTGCAATGAAAACAGCGGCTACACCTGATGCTGCTGGCAATAATATGGTTGGCCTTTTACAAAAACTATCAAGTGCAGAATTCAGTAAAGCTATTGCTGATGCAGTCAAAACAAAAACAGGTGACCCGACAAAATCAGATGGTAAGAAAAAGCCATCTCAGGTATTTGATTGGAGTACATATGCTATTCAACAGCGTGAGCAAGGGGTTTATGGTGTTGAAGCATTTGTTAAATTATTGGAGCGACAACTTGCTGGAAATGCCCAATATACAAAGCTTCAGGCTCAAGCAAAATCATCTAATTCAGCAACCCGTACTGCTGCTTTAAATGATATGAGTAATATCGCTATGGGGTCTGAGATCGGTAATATTATTGCGGATCAACAAGCACTCATGGCTGCGCTGAGTGTTGTCTACAACAAAGATACTTTGAATAATTTACGAAAGGAATTGCCGAATGCATCAGGAACTGTTGCCTCTGATTATGAAATGGTAAGACAAACTGAGTGGGCTAAAGATCAGGCAATGAATCAGGAAAAATTGTTTGCTCAATCCAAAGCTTATGATGCTATTTCGGAGTCTTTAGGTGGTTTAAAAGACACAATTACTAAAAGTGCAGCAGAAAATGAAAACTTAGCTGGTGTAACTTATGGTGCAGCTGTGGCAGTTGGAGGTCTTGCATTAGCAGCTGGTGCTGCGGCTTTCACGCTTAAAACTATGGGAGGTATTAAGACTCCAGATTTGCCCTCAACCACTGGTGGTTTAGCCTCAAAAGCTTCAAATGCAGCGAAAACAGCTGGTCTTGTTGGAGCAGCTTATACGGGATATCAAATTTTTAAACCTATTGATGATGCTGGATACAGTATGGTCAGTGATCTCTTAGCAAAAGTTGGTATTGGTTCAGTAGGTGAACGTCCTGACTTTGTTCAACAAGCCATCGAGCAAAGCAAAGCCCAGCAAGCTTCAGCTGAAGAAAAAAGTAGCCAATTAATTGCTGAACAGCAAAAGCAAAATCAATTGAGTCAAGAGATGATCAATAAGATCAATACATTAATTAATGTCACCGGGCAAAACAAAACTATTAATTTTAGTGGTGGCCTATTGGGAGCGATTTCTGAAAATGCAGCTGCTGAAGAAAAACGCCACGGTGCTTCAAATGTTCCTTTTTACCTACAACGGCACTAAGGCACTAAATTAAGCGGAAGCGTTTCCGCCTGATATAAAAGTCTGGTATTTCACATCATAACCTCACAATAGTGAGGTTATTTTTTCATGGGCTGGGATACAGATTTACAAGATGCAAGTTTTCGTGGTGTGCAGTTTGAATGCACATCCACCAAAGATACTGCGCCTAAAACTCTAGCTATCAAGCAGGCTCCATATTCAGATGAAGCTGAAATTGAAGATATGGGCAATGACCCACGACGAATTTCAATACAAGCGGTTTTTACTGGACCTGACTATTTAACTTGGGTTAATGCTTTAGAAGCAGCATTAAGTGCGACTGGTCCGGGTGAACTCATACATCCTGTCTTTGGTGTACAGCAAGTTCAAGTTGTTAATCATGAAATTGATCATGAGGCAACAACACCTGACTTCTGTACGATGTCCATTGAGTTTATCAAGGCAAAAGCTGAAAAACGTGAGCTGTTTGTACCTGTTGCTGTTCCTGAGAAAATTGCTACCACAACAATTATTGATGCTCCAGCTTCAGCATTGGAAAGTGCGCTAGAAAAACTCAAAATTGGCGACACTGATAAGTTATTTAATACAGTTAATACGATTCGCAACGGTATCGATCAGGCACGTAATTATTTAGGTGTTGCAAAACAAGCAATTGAGGATGTTTTATCACCTGCCGATTGGATTGTTGGGTTGGTTGATGACGTCACCAAGCTTGTGACCTTTGATACCAATATTTCAGCTTTATCGAAATGGCGTGATGTTGTTCATCGAGTTGAGCGTTTTGAAAACCTTTTTCAAAATGATGATACCTCTCCGGAGTTACAACGAGTTTGGCGCTCAACACTTGCTGCTAGTCAAGTGGCTATTGCACAGCAAGTTGTTGCAACTACACGTACAGAAATGGCAAACAACCAAGAAATCAGCTTTACCCCAGTTGATTTGGCTCTTGTACGAAAAAAAACACGAGAAGTACTTCAGCAAGCTATCCGTGAAGAACGAGCTATTAATACCTTTGAAAGCATCACACAAATTCAGGTCTATAAAGACGTTGCTGCCCAGATTCAGGATCAAATCCAAGAACTCATTGAAACACGTCCACCCATCACTAAAACACAAGTACCAGTGCCTTGCACCCTGCATTGGTTAGCACACTATTTATATGGTGATATGCGTCGTGCAGAAGAAATTCGTCGTTTAAACCCTGATTTGATTAACCCTGCTGCATTGCAGGTTGGCATGGAGCTAACCATCTATGCAAGATAATCAGGGTAATGAAATTCGCCTAGTGATTGCTGGCCTTGAAGCTAAAGGCTGGGATCAGGTTGAAATTGACAGTCAGATTGATACACCAGCAGAAAACTGGAGCTTTACGCTATTTGAAACTGGTGGGCAAGCCTTAAATCCTGCCATTAAAGGTGGTGCAAAAGTACAAGCTTATTATTCTAATCAACTCATTTTAACTGCTGTTGCAGATCGTATTTCTGAAGCTGTAAGCCGTGAGGGCTATGGCCTGCAAGTTTCTGGCCGTGACCTCGTTGGACAATTAATTGATTGTTCTGTGCCTATTTTTAATGGCCGCCAGATCACACTTGAAGAGTTGGTAGGTCGCTATGTATTAGGCGGTGACTTAGGTTCACTGTTTCAAGATGTTCGTATTCAGGATAATGCATGGTTAAAGAATAAAGTCTCTGTTGAGCCGGGTGAATCACTATGGGATTCATTGACCAAGGCAGCACAAATCACTGGACAACATGTCTGGCTTGATCCAGATGGGACTTTACAAATCGGTGACCCTTTTGCAAACCCATATCATGTGCAAACCCCATTGCGCCTGATGCGTCCTTTAAACAACAGCAATAACGTTTTAAGTCTTCAGTATGACAACGACGTTTCTAATGTCTTTAGCCATATCAAGGTTTTGAGCCAAGACGGCAACGCAAACTCAATATTATCTGAAACCACAGCTCAAACACAGTATGCCTATAACCGCTTGAAAATGGTCACTTTGGGCGATGTGGAAACTGAAGCTGAAGCAAATGCAGCATTAGAAAAAATCAAAAAAGACAATGATCTTGAAGCACACACACTAACCGCAACGGTTTCAGGCTGGATGATCGACGGAAAGCTATGGTCAACAGGCTGGTACATCAATTTAGAAACCAATGTTTTATCAAGAGCGACAGCCAAATGGGCTGTGTATGGTCGCACGTTTCAGCTTGACCGTAAGAATGGCAAAACAACAAAACTTCTTCTGAAGCGTCAAGGCGATTGGGCAAATCCATTGGTACTGAAGGAGAAAAAATCATGATGAAAGCTGTAGCAGCCCAGATAAATAAGGCAATGAAACAAATCCGACAACCACTCTTCGCCCTGGTCGCACGTGGTGGTTCAAAAGTATTGCAGTTAAAGGGCTTTGCTGATGAAACCTTGCAAGAAGTAGAGCTTTTTCAGCAAGTCGGCTTTAACTCACACATTCCTGAAGGTGCACGCGTTGTAGTTATTCCATTGCATGGAAAAACATCACGTTCAATTGTTATTGCAACGACTGGTGGAGCTGTTGTCGTCAACGTAGGTGAAGGTGAAACAGTAGTTTATGACCAGTTCGGGCACAGCCTTTTGCTTAAAGAAGATGGTACGCATATCACTGCTGGTGACCTTTTTATTGATGAGGGCAATTTGCATGTGAATGGCAATGTCTTTGATCAGAAAGGCTCAATGCAGGAAATGCGTGACATTTATAACCAACACAAAAACGGTAATACACCAACTCCACTTCCACAAATGTAGGTGAATCATGGCGAATATTGATTTAAAAACGAAAGATTATGTGTTGATGAGCCTAGATGCTGCCTTCAGTAAAAATGAGGTACAAGCAATTTGTCAGCGTTTAAATATCCACCGCAATAAGTATTGGGCAAATCCTAAGATTGGTAGCCGTTTTTATACTTTGAGACGTTCAAAAGATGTAACCCGTACAATTCAAACAGTTAAGCAATATGCTGAAGAAGCCTTAGAAGGCTTGGTGCCAAATCGATTTGCTTCAATTTTGGTAAATGCTATTCAGACAGTTAAAAGTCAGGTGGACCTAAATATTGAAGTTACACAGCTATCTGGTCAGAAACAAACAATCCTTTATTTTGTTAAGGTTGGAGGCTAAACAATGGCATATCCGATCAAGACATTTGACCAATTACGCTCTGACATTATTCAGGAAATCCAAAATTTAACTGGATTAACTCTAGATGATGAAGATGATGCAGCCATTCGCGCAGATGGTGAAGCTGCTGTAGTTGAGGGCCTTTATCATCATCAAAGTTATATTCAAAAACAGCTATTTGTTGCTACAGCTGATGAGCCTTTCCTTTATATACATGCAAAACGCTTGGAATGTCCGCGTAATGGTGGCTCTAAGGCTTCAGGACGAGTCAAAGCAACATCAAACACTGCGGTCACTATTCCAGCTGGAACAAAAGTCACGGATGGTAAAGGTCATTACTGGTTAACTTTGTATAAAGAGACATTTACCGCAAATAAGCCTAAAGAAATCCAAGTTATTGCTGAGTTTGAAGGTGTGAGCTGGAATTTCGATGGTGAGCAGCTGCTTTGGGTTAGTCCATTACCGGGTGTTGCAGCACAAGTGGATGTTATTGAAATATCTGCGGGTGTTGATGCTGAAGACGTTGAAGCTTGGCGTCAGCGTATGATGGATAAAGAGGCTTTAGGTCTTATTCGTGATCGTGAAGCTGATCTTCGACGCATCGTAAAAGATGTACCGGGTGTGGCTGATGTTTTTATTTTTCCGAAACGTCGTGGCCTTGGTTCTTTAGATGTTGCAATCACAGCAGCTGGTAATCCCCCTAACTCCCCAAGCTCTGCACTTTTAGCTTTAGTACAAACGGCTTTAGAAGAATATTCAGGTTTTTGGGGTGATGTAAGAGCTTATGCACCAACAAAAGAGTATTTGAATATCACTGCACTGGTAACAGGTAGTGTGAGTCAAACTGATGTTGAAAAAGTCATTCGTGACTATGTTGGATTGTTAAAGCCGGGAGAAACTTTTGTTGCTTCTACTCTTGTTAGTCAAATTAGAGCATTGCCGGGTGTGACAGATGTTCAGCTTACACCAGCAACAAATCAGGCACCTACTTTAAATGTGTTTGTGACTGGTTGGCTCCGGATCGGTACTTTAACGGTGACTATGTTATGACCTTTGAGCAAACAGTAGAGCTTTATGCTTCAGTACTTCGTCAATTACTGCCAGCAGGCGGCTATGACACTTCACCCAAAAGTGTTGTCGCAAAAGATGTATACGCTCATGCAAGAGTACTTGCACAAGCTGATGTTGATGCAAAACGTATTTTGACCACGTTAGAGAAGATTCCAGAAGAATTATTAAGTGAATATGAAGCGGCTCTAGGTCTACCGCTGAAATGTACTGTGAATAAAACCAAAACAATTGAAGAACGTCTTCAGATAATCCAATGGATTCAACAGACAAAGAATGTTTTAAACCGTACTTATCTTGAGGGCTTACTTGGCTTATTTAGCATTGAGTTAGTTGATTTAATACGCTACAGACCAATGCAATGTATAACTTCATGCAACTCACCAATCAACACAGAAAACCTGCGGTTCAAAGTCAAATTGATCTTAAAAGCCCCGGTGCAAGCTGATATGGCATGCATCATTCAAAACTACTTACCAGCTTATTTACGTTATGACATTAAGGAGCAATCATGAAGCGGATCGATAGTGTAAATGCGCGACCTGACATGTTTGGTACAGGAAAAAAAGGTTTCCATTCAAATGAAGATGTTCCCGGACAAGATGCAACTTATCTCACACCTGAATGGTGCAATATGGTTCAGGAAGAGATTGCAAACGTACTTGAGAAGCATGGAGTTGTATTAAACCCAAATAATCGGCAGCAGCTCTATGAGTTATTAGCAACTTATCCAGACCTAGAAAACCTAGCTGATGCAATTGAAGCTCGCTTTGCTGCTGAAGCTGCCTTTAATAAAAACGCACGTGATGAGCTACAAGCTCAGATTACTGCATTACTCAATTATGTTTCATATCCAAGAATCCTTGCTTCAGGCGTCTTTTATTACAACGGTGGCGAAGGTGGTGGCACGGTAACCATGATTGGTGGTACAGATGGTTGGACAGCTGACAATGATAAGATCAAAGCCCCTGACATCTATAACCTGACAGATCGTAATATTGGTATCTTTTTAAGTCCAGAAGCAGCCAATGAAGCACCTTCATTTGACCGTGATATAAATAGCTTTAAACCAAAGATTCATAATCGTTCAGGTACAAACCGTATTGGTTATTCTGGTCAGGTAAGTTTCCAAGTACTCCAACATAAGAATCCTAATAGTACAACTGTTGATGGCGATTACCCGGCTGGTTTATATAGTTTCGTTCTACAACCCGGTGAAACGAAGCTCTTTACACTGATCGGTGCTGGAGGTGGCGGTGGTGCATCACGTCGTTCTAATAACTCTTCATATCCTTTGAGCAATGGGCAAGCTGGTGCTGATCTATTGCTTAAAGTTAACGGGGAAAACATTGCCGTTGTTCACGGTGGCGGTGGCGGCACCCAAGGCGTATGGAGTAACGGTTCAGCTTATGATAATGGGCAAGCTGGTGCTGTTGGTGCTGTAGACATCATTGGTGCATTTGACTCAACGACAATCACTCAAGGTAAAGTAGGCAATGCAACCAAGGAAGACCACACAGGTGGTGCATCTGTAAGTCCTATTGCTCTATTTGGTAAAGGTGGTGATGGTGCTATGGGAATTGGAGATGAAGGTTGGTCATTTGGCGGTGGCGGTGCATCAGGCTCTGTTCTTGTGGCTCAATACACTAATAACAGTACAACAAATCAAACAATCACTCTGGTTGTTGGCCGTGGTGGTGCTGGTGGACAGAAAGGTGGCTATGATTCAGATATTATCGGTGGAAAAGGAACAGATGGATTTGCACGAGTTGCTAGTGTTTAA